GTCTATAATCTGCGTTTTTATATTCATTTTATTATCTTTGCTCAGTTAATTGTTTTCTCTCATATTGTGGCGTATGGCCTGCTTAGTCTTTAGTCAAAAAAATTTCTGACTCTTAGCTTCTCTAAGCCATTACCTCATTGCTCGCAATATCTATTATTGTATCGTCTAGTTCGTATTGTAGATATGTAAGCGAATCTTGGTTTTCTTTCTTTGATAGTATATCTAGGTTTTCTTCTGGATATGCTACTCTTACTGCGTCTTTAATTAGTTCTAAATTCATTGTGTGGTTATCTTTTGCTGTATTAATCTTGTGGTGTATTCTTCTTACTATATAACGGCCACTCATATATGGGTCTATATGCAATGGATTATCTGTTCCTGCTGGTTCATATGCTGGTATTTCAAAACTGCATAAATCACCTACTGATAGACCTGTGAAACCTTTACAATCTAATGACAACACCTGACTCTTAAATGATAGTTTCTGTGCCATACTAGCAGGATAGATACGTTCACCTTCTGGTCCTTCATAATCGTTTTGTATCTTTTCTGTTGTAGATACAAAGTTCATTGTGCCTTCAGGTTTGTCTGAAATCATTTGATTATCTTTATAGTTAAATAGTGGTAATTGACCCTTATTATCAACCAGGCCACCCTTGCCATCGTGTTCCGTGTGAAATATAGTAGGAAAGTATGTATTGTAGTCAAAATTGATTTCTGAAAAGGTTTTGTTAAATGTATCGTGTGTTATCATTTTACTAGCAAATACACCGTTTGATAAGTTCTTTAATGTGTCGTATTGATCTTTTACTGCATAAGCATCCACGGTCTGCATTTCTTTTATAACATCTGTATCACCTGTACCACCTTTTACATTACGAGGTTTCTGTTGAAACTTAGCAACCACAGGTCTTGCTGACCCAGCAATTGCTAACATATTCTCTATACTTCTAAATCTATATCCTGTGCTGTCTTCATAGAATAACATACCACTTGATTTGTATTTTAATGGTTCAGCACAATTAGATAGTTTAGATATTGCCCTAAATGGTTTCATTCTAGGCATAACAAATTTGTGTAGACCTTTTGTTTCTTCTACAATTAAATTCTTTTTACTTTCTATATCATTTCTGAATATGTCAATCACCATTTGATCTATTGAACCTGTTAAAGTTCTATTGACTCTAGTCATTTCATTGTTCAACATTTCTTTACTGCAAAAGTGCAACATATAAACTTGTGCGCTAGGTGTAGTAGGTTGTCTATCTGAAATTTTATATATGTGCATAGGGTGTCCTGTTAACATAGAGAAATCATATCCCTTACTGCACCCTGGCGTTGCTAATTTAAATTCTATTTGTTCGTATCCTGTTAAAGGTAAGTGTGTTAATACTGCTTGACCATCTGCGAGAATAACATTACCATATATGCCTGGTCCTTCTAAAGACTCATATATGTTAATCTCCATTACTAGCGATCTAACTGAAACTGATTTAGGATTTTGATTTGAACCGTCTGCTGATTGATATGAGATTAAGGCAATATCATCTAAAGCAAATCTTCCTGCCTTATCTAATCTATTTGTATCTATTGAATCGTACATAATTATTCATTCATTAATCTTTCAAATTCTTCTATCAATACAGGTAAATATGCTGGTTCTAATAACTTAATTCTACTCTTGTTATCTTGTATTCTTTGTTCGTATTCTCTATTTGATACTGCCTGAGCACCAGGGTCTGTACTATTACATTCAATCAGGTGTGAGTAATCAATAGATGTTTGAGGTCCACTTGATTGTACTTTTTCATAATGATGTATTGCCTCAGCATTATCGTATTTGTCTTTGATATATTCTTCAAATGCTGAAAAAGACATTGGCCAGTCATATAAGGCATCCGCTATATTATTTGTTATTAATACTACCCAATGTAATTCAGGATTGCCAAAATGTTTTTGTGCAATATGTTCAGGTCTTTCACCACTTGATACAAAATATTCTGTATAGATACTTGCCTCGTTCTTAATTTTATCTCTTATTTTTACACGTCTGAATAAGTCTGATACTAACTTATAAGTTTGTGTGCCTGGTAATATATAATTACCTTTTGGGAATCTGTCAAAATACATATTAGTATCCTTGTGCTACCGTTTCTTTTGTCATAATTTCTGTTTCACCAAATGTCAAGTTCATTGTTGTAATAGTAGGCGGAGCACCTCTTTCGTCTGGTGTTAGTGTTGATACAACATTGTCAGGTGCATAATTTATTTCACAATTTTTTAATACACATCTACTAACTTTAGGTAAATATGCGTTCTCATTATCTCTATACATATAAGTTATTTGAAATTCTGATGGCACATCAAAATAACCATTTGCGTCATTCTTATGTTGTGGTAACATATGAAATCTAAACAATTGTAATATCTTGTGTACACTATCTTTTTCTTTTTCGTTCTTCGGTGCAAACGTAAAAGGAAAATTAAACTCTCTAAAAGGTACAGATTTAAATACTGATTCTAAATTAGGATTCTTTGCCTGACCTCTAAACTTATCATACAATCCTCTTGCGTTCTCAAATCCAGGTATAATTGCTAAGGCACCAAAACCTGCCATTTTAGTTAATTCTGTTATGCCTGATAAACCTTTACCTATTGATTTAATAGACTCTTCAAAGTTATCTGCATTAATTAATCCCATTAAACCTTGTGCAAAATCACCTGCCACACCTGTTTCTAATGCCTCATAATCAGCATTGTAACTAAATTTCATACCTTCAGGTGGCATATACAATAATATACTATCTGTTACGTAGGTGTGATTTGATTCTGCTTTTGAAAATATACCAGAGTTAACACCTTTGACTCTATTCGTCATTGCTATACCTCTGGATTTAATACTTCTAATTCTTTTTGCTTGAGTAGAAGCAGCACCTGTATTTTCAAAATAATTACTGCCTCTTTTCGGTGCTAATACACCATTATCAAAAGTTTTATTTTTAAACCTTGATCTCTTATGTGCTAATATATCAAATATAACATAATGACCATCACCTAAATTACTTGTTTCTTGTGGATAGAATACCGTACCATATTGATATGGATTCTCTAACATATGTGCTGTAGGAGAATTGTTACCTATTTCTAAAGGTGATTTGTTTAATAGTTTAGCAGCGACTTTAGATGTCTGCCCTTGACTAGCAAACGAGTTCATTATCTTATTACCTACTGCACCAGCAATAGCACTACCTATTCTGCCTTTGATTACATTTGCTACTTTTGAAGTCCAAGCCATTTTTATATCCTTACTAAATATTGTTATAACTATTTATATGATATGAAGAAGTCTTTTAAAGGAATATATAAACCAACGAATCCTAAAAAATATGTTGGCAACCCAAATAACATAGTCTATCGTTCACTTTTAGAGCGTAGATTTATGGTCTATTGCGACAACAATCCTGGCATAACAAATTGGGCAAGTGAAGAATTACCTATCAGATATTTCAATCCTATTGACAAGAAATATCATAGATACTTTCCAGACTTCATAATCAAAACAGACAAAGGTAAAAAAATGTTGATTGAGATTAAACCTTCTCGTCAAATAACTCGTCCTAAACCACCTAAAAAGAAAACTAGATCATATATGCGTGAGAGTTTTGAGTTTATTAAAAATCAGGCAAAGTGGAGAGCGGCAACATCATATGCTGAAGACAACGGTGCTGTATTTAAAATAATTACTGAAAAAGAATTAGGTGTTAAGTTTTAAATAGATTGTGTAGTATTATCTTTTCTAACATTTATAAAAGATTCATCTGGCAAGTGTGTACTAAATCCTATTGTTGCGTTACTACCACCTGAAGTATTATTAGCAATCTGATTATTATTTTGTACATTTATAATATTACCACTCTCAGCGGCCTTCTGAGCATCCAATAGTGTAGATAATTGTTTAGGTGTTGATTCACCATCTGCTGTTACACTACCTGTTAATGTTTTTAAATCTGCAACTGAAGAAGTAGGCACATCATCAATTGTTGTACTAGCAAATTCTACACCATCATTTGCCTTTTTTAGATTTACAGGTACAATTTTCTTTTCATTCTCATTTAATTGTTTTTCAGGTTCTTGTTCTTCTTCTTTTTTACCAAATCCAAATAAGTTTTTAACTTTACCGAATCCTTTTGCTATGATACCTGGTTTATCTTCATTAAGTTTTTCCATAGTATTCTCTTTTGCCATTTGAATAGGAGAACCATCTGCTGGTTGTTCAGTCGTTTCATCATCTTTACCGAAACCTAATAATTTACCTAGTTTTGAGTTTTTAAACCAATCAATAATACCTTTGAAAAAATCTGTTATTTTACCCCATATTTTCCTAAATACATCACCTATCATATCAATTCTTTCTGCAACAAATTGAAGTGCCGCTATAACTGCTAATACTTTCAATGCAATTAATAATCTAGCAGTTCTAAACAAGTTTGCTATACCCTTAAATGCTTTACTAATTGCTTTCATTGGATTACCTATAAAGGCAGCGATACCTTGAAATATAGATTTACCTACGTCTTTAAATCCAGTAGCAACTTCAGCAATAGTATCAGGTATAACCATAAATGCCTCTTTCAATTCAGCAATTTTACTGAACCCACCTACATCTCTACCTGTATCTGCTGTTTTACCTGTTGCCTTGTCTATTTCTTCATTATCTGATTTTAATTGAGAAATTTCTCTTTCGTTTTTTTCTATTGCCTTTTGATTATCTCTCCTTATTTGACTATCAGCGTGTACTCTTTTATCTAATTCTTCCTGTAATTTAACTCTATTCTCTATTTTCTCTTGTATTTTTGTTTCATTCTTTTGTCTTTTTTCAACCAGTTTATTGACTTCTCTTTCTGTCAATATTTTAATTCTATTATTTTCTATTGTTGCTCTTATTCCTTGTTCTCTAAATCCTGCTAATTTTTCTTCTAGTTTACCTTGTTTATCAACAAATCTATCTACCGTTTTTGCTAAATCAGCGTTATAGTCATATAAGTTAATACCTAAATCTTGTACTAACTTAACTAATTTGTTAATAGCATTACCAAAAGTTTCAATAGGACCACTTTCAATCTCTTGTGTAAGTGTTTGTATCATACCAGGTACATCACTTATAACTGCTTGTGTAGCAGATTTTAAACTAGTATTTGTTTTTTCAAATATTGCTTTGCCTAGTTTTTCTATCTCTACTTTTACAGCATTTGAGTCATTCTTTGATACCTCAAATTCAGATGATAATGGTTCTATTTTTGGTAATGCCATTGTTTAATCCTTGTTTTTAACTTTAGAAGGTTTACCGTTAACGTATATTGCAAACCACCCAGCGCCTGCCCCAACAACTACTGACACTAACCCTGCCTGTGCGTTATTAGGATTCTCTAGTGCCATAAACCAATTGATTACATCTAAAAATGCCCAAGCATATGCAACCATTAAAAGTCTAGGTACTAATCTCCAGTTAGACATCAATTCAGGTATCTCTACCTCAATGAAATGCCATAATTGTTTTATACCATATTTTATTCCAGACCAACCTGATCCGAATAAGTTTTTAATTTTTTCTATCATTACTTTGCCTTTTCTCGTTCTCGTTTTTTTCTTTCGTTTTCTTCTTTAATATATTTAATCAATAATGAAACATATACATCACGTTCCCACGGTATCATTGCCTCAATTTCAGTTAGTGAATACTTATGATGTTGCATAAGTGCAAAATTTACTTCGTATATCGCCTCTAGGCTATTGTGGGAGAGGCCAATCCGAAAAAATCTTGTAACCCGCTGAAGGTGATCTTACTCTCAACTCCTGTCTTCGGGTTCTTCACTTTTGTTTCGTGTCGTAATCTAGGCATTGTTTCAAAAAAAGTTCTCAATTTAGTAAACTGATTTTGAGATAAGTTTTCAAAAAACTCTTTCAATTCTTCTTTTGTTGATTCAGTAGTAGGATAATTCTTCTCTCCTTCATAAATGTAATCAACACATCCTATAATTAAACCTATAACATCTTCATATTTAAGTGTCTTAATACCTTGTGTTGTATATAACACTTTCATATTAGGATATTTCATTACTACACCTAATTTTCTTTTTTCGTCTAATATTATATCGTTAGAGTGTGCGTCATCAACTTGCACCTCAACTTTTGATATGTCAACCTCCACATCGCCATATGTTGACTTATCGTCTGGACATATAATTTTAAACTTTGCAACTTCTCCTACAGATTTTGCCCTAACTTGTAAGAAAATGTACTCTACATCAAAAGTTGGTAGAGTTTCAACATCTATCTTGTTATATGTAACCGACTTCAAAATATCTTTTGTTGCCGATTGCATTTGTTGTTCATCACCTGATTCAAGTGCCATATATAAAATTTTTTCTTCTTTTACAAGAAAAGGTCTATACTGAACCTTTACATCACTAGATGGTAAAGTCAACTCATATCGTGGTGTTTCAACTATTGGTAACGCCATTATAACTCCTTATTATATTAAATATTTAGTGGTGGTATTTTAAATGGTGGGAATACTCTTCCACCAGTTATTCTACCTAAAGGTACTCTACGTCTTAAATCGTTAAGTACATCTCTACCTGCCCTTCTCAATTCAGGTGGCAATTTATTTATTAAACTACCAAAAATTCCTCTATTGTTTTTAATTTCAGGTATCCTACCTAGAGGACTACCTAATTCTATATTACCTTGTCTATCTATAAAGTAATTAATCCAGTATCTAAACGAAAAATCTATATCTACGGTTTGAATATTATTAGCATCGTGGGAATATTCTATTGCACCTACCTTTGTAGGGTAAACATCAATCAATTGTACACCATAAGTTATATCATCACGTTCCTGTCTGCTTGCAAATTGTCCTAATTGAAATATGTTTAAATTAGAAACATAGTTTTCATAATAGTTTGTATTAAATGTAGATGAGGTTGACATAGCGGCTTTCTGCCATAATTCAAAATAACTTCTTTCTCTCATAAACTTATCAGCATAAAATGTTGCTGATATAGGTGCTGATTTCATATCATAAACTATATTTCTAGCAGGTGCATTTCCGTGTCTATCTTCTTTAGTTACCATTTCTCTTTCAGGCATACTGATAGAAGAACAAAATGCTCTTACACGTCTACCGTTTGCCTGTTGTATAGCAAGTAAATCTTTTTGTGATGGAAAAGTTGTTTTCTCTAAAGTTGCTAATGATGTATCTTCAAAACCTTCTGAAAATAAAGCACCATCTGATACACCTTTAGGTAAATTAAACTCAGCATAAAATCTTGCCTTTCTAGCAAATCCTTCTGCCTCATTTACATAAGATTGAAAACGACCAATAGTAGTTTCTGGATTACCACCTTGTGTTCTTTTCAATCTAGGATCACCAGTTACATTGTCAAGTGATCTATCTCGTGGTATACCGATACGTACATCATAACCACCTATTCTTTTTCCGCCTCTTAATATTGCCATTAGTATGGACTACCTTTCTTAAATTGTGCCACAGG